GCATTTAATGTAGTAGGTGCAACACAAGAAAGTCAATTGGCTCAAACAATATCACAAGCCGAACAACAGCCAATAAAAGCTTTCGTTGTAGCATCTGATGTATCAACAGCACAGGAACTTGAACGTAGTACAATTGAAGGAGCATCTATTGGATAATAAAACAAAATAAACTTAATATGGTTATTTAGATATGGAAAAGATAATAGAACTTATTATAGACGAAGAAAATGAGATTAGTGGTATTGAAGCTATCTCTGTCGTTGAAAATCCAGCAATAGAAGAAGACTTTATTGCACTAAAAGAACATAAAGATATTAAGCTTGCAGAAGTAGATGCGGAGAAAAGGATTCTTATGGGTCCTGCTCTTATTCCTAATAAAAAGATATTTAGAAAAGGAGCTGATGATGACAATGATTATTACATTTATTTCTCTGAAGATACAGTAAGAAAAGCATCAGAATTATTCTTTATTAACAGCAAGCATAAGAACTCTACATTTGAACATTCATTTGAATTATCAGATATGTCTGTTGTAGAATCTTGGTTAATAGAAGATCCAGAAAAAGATAAAGCATCTGCTTATGGATTTGACCTACCAAAAGGAACTTGGATGGTATCAATGAAAGTATTAAATGATGATGTATGGAGAGCGGTTAAAGAAGGAGAAGTAAAAGGGTTTTCTATTGAAGGATATTTTGCAGATGGTATAGAAAGACCTAAAGAAAGCATAAAAGAAAATGCTTGTGATGAATGTTTAAGTGAACTTAATGCAGAGTTTGAACTAGCAGAAGTATTAGCAAGTTTATCTGAAGAGGTAGAACTTGAATCTTATGGAGGTTATCCACAGTCTGCAAAAAACAATGCTAAAAGAGGAATTAAATATAACGAAGCTGTAAATAATAAATGTGCGACACAGGTTGGTAAGGTTAGAGCTAGACAACTTGAAAAGGGAGAGAACTTTACTTTACCTACTCTTAAACGCATATACTCATATTTATCAAGAGCTTCTGCTTATTATCAGGAAGGAAATAATGAAGCTTGCGGAACTATATCATATTTATTATGGGGTGGTAAATCAATGTTAACTTGGGTTACATCTAAACTTAAAGGACTTAATGCAATAGAAGCAGCATCCACTATTATTGATGGTAGAGCTGCTTATACAACTGCAGGAGAAGCAGAGAAAGCTGCTGAAGATATTGGCTGTCAAGGTTATCATACACACGAGTACGAAGGTGATGTTTGGTATATGCCTTGTGAGGAACACAATCTAAAAGCTCCTTGCCAAGATGGATATGAGCAGATAGGTATGAAAGATAAAGATGGTAGAAAAGTGCCTAATTGTGTTCCAATAAAATGAGAAGAAGAAAAAATGCAACATTAAGTTATTCTTCTCCAAGAAGTTCATCAAGAGCTTGTTTGTGTCCTGATGGTAGAACATATTCAATAAAGTGCTGTGATGGAACATTAGAAGCACAAGGGATAGGAAGCACGCATAAGACAAGTAATTATTTATTACAAGAAAATAGAGATTTAATATTACAAGAAGACAACAGTAAAATAAAATTATAATGGCAGATAAAAAAATATCCGAATTAAGTTTAGTAGCAGCATCAGATTTAGATGGTTCTGAAGTAATAGCTATCGTTCATTCATCAGAAACTAAAAAAACTACAATATCTAATTTAGAGAATCTAATAGTTACACATTTAGTGTCAACTGACATTACGGTTATATCTGGAGGTGGTGATATAGATTTAAATGATTCTGCTTATGACAATGCAGAAATGATTAAGTTAAGCTGGTCAGGTGGAAGTGATACAGTAGAGGTAACTTTACCAGACGCAACAGCAACTAAAAACTTAAATAGACAAATAAGACTTATAACAGACAGTTCATATACAACAAACACACACGCTGATTTAACACCAAGAAGTGGACAAACATTAGATGGTGAATCTACACATTATAGAATTAATAAAGCGTATGAAGGTATAACGGTATGGTGTGATGGTACTGAATGGTTTGTAATCCAAGCTAAAGCATCTTAAAAATACAACAAAGAATTTAAAATCAGTAATAACTATAAATAAGTATCTTATGAAAGCAAGTGAAATTGTAACAAAAATCAAAGATGTTCTTTTATCAACTAATACAGAGGAAGAAGTAACTACTCCTGAAGTTGAATTAAAAGAAGATGCTCCTAAAGCTAAAGCTAAAAAAGAAGAAGCTGTAAAGGAGATTAAAGAGGAAGCTGCTGCAGCACAAGGCGATGGAAGAATCGAGTATAGTGCAGAAGAAGCTACTGAAGAACTACAAGAGGATAACTACGAAGAAGACATTGTAGAAGAAACTCCTGCAGTAGAATATGCTACTAAAGATGAAGTTAATGAACTTAAATCAATGGTAGAGAAATTAAGAGGTATGATTGAAGCTAAAGAAGAAGCTAAAGAAGAAGTTCCACAAGAATTATCTTCTGATGAGTCTGCTGAAGCAATCTCTCATTCACCAGAAAACGAAGTAAGTAATAATATTGGTGTTAGGTTTGCTCCTAATGCAAATAGAAATACTACTTACAATAGAGTATTAAACGCAATAACTAATAATTAATTAATTTTTAAATAATGGCAACAACAACTTCAATAACTACTACTTACGCTGGTGAATTTGCTGGGAAATATATTTCAGCTGCTCTTTTATCAGGTAAAACTTTAGCAGAGGGGAATCTTACAATAGTACCTAATGTTAAGTATAAACAAGTAATGAAAAAAGTGGCAACAGATGACATCGTAAAAGACGCAACTTGTGACTTCGCTGATACATCAACACTTACTCTTACTGAAAGAATCTTACAACCTGAAGAGTTCCAAGTGAACCTTGAGTTGTGTAAGAAAGACTTTAGATCTGACTGGGAAGCTGCACAAATGGGATATTCTGCATTTGATAACTTACCATCTAACTTCTCTGACTTTTTAATTGCTCACGTTGCAGATAAAGTAGCTCAAAGAATTGAGACTAACATTTGGACAGGTACTAACGGAACTGCAGGTCAATTTGACGGATTCATCACTACTTTAGGTGCTGATGCAGACGTAGTTGATGTGGTAGGTACAACTTCAACTGCAGCTAACATTATAGAAGAGTTAGGTAAAATTGCTGATGCAATTCCTTCAACTGTATATGGTGCAGAAGATACGACTATTTACTTACCAGCTGATATGTACAGAAACTATGTAAGAGCTTTAGGTGGATTTGGTGCAGCAGGATTAGGTGCAGCAGGTACTAACAATGAAGGTACTCAATGGTACAGTATGGGTTCTGGTTTACAATTTGATGGTATTCAAGTAGTTTACGCTCCAGGTTTATCAACAAGTGATGCTGTAGCAGCTCAAAAATCAAACTTATTCTTTGGAACTGGTCTTTTATCTGACCAAAACGAAGTAAAAGTAATTGATATGGCTGACCTAGATGGTTCTCAAAACGTAAGAGTCGTTATGAGATTTACTGCTGGTATTCAGCACGGAATTGGAAGTGAAGTAGTATTATACGCTACTGCATAATAAATAATTGTTCAACTTAAAAAAGGGTAGGTAAGCCTTGAGCCTACCGCCCTTTTTTTATATAAAAAATAAAAATTATGGCTTGTGATTTAACATTAGGAAGAAAAGAACCTTGTAAAGATGTAGTTGGTGGAATAAAAAATATTTATTTTGTTGACTTTGGTGACTTAACATTAACATTTGATGCAACAGATACAGACGTAATTGAGTCTGTAGGAACTACAGTTGCTAACTACAAATATGAAGTAAAGGGTAACTCATCATTAGAGCAAACAGTAAATTCTTCAAGAGAAAACGGAACTACTTTTTATGAGCAAACATTAAATTTAACTCTTCATAAACTTACAAAAGAAGATAATAAAGAATTAAAATTAATGGCTTACGGAAGACCTCACGTTGTAGTAGAAGACTATAACAAAAATTTAATGATTATGGGTCTTGAACACGGTGCAGATGTATCTGGAGGTACAATTGTAACTGGTGCAGCAATGGGAGACTTAAGTGGATATACATTAACGTTAACTGGTATGGAAACAATGCCTGCTAACTTTATTGAAAAAACTTCAGCAACTGAATCAGTATCTACTACTCTTACAAATGCAGGATTTGCTGCTCCAACTGTAGGTACTAACTCTTAAACATAGAGGATTTTCTTAAACACAGAAAGGGGACTTTAATAGTCCTCTTTTTTTTTGAACAATATTAAGCTTTATAGGTTATATAAATATGATAAGATTATCACCAACAACATCATCTCAAACAATTAGCATAATTCCAAGAGCTTACACTGTTGCAAGTGACTTATCTATGGTTATTATAGAAGACGGTACAAGAAAAACTCAAACTATAACAGATATTACTTCAAGTCTTTCATCAGATGGTAATTACTTGCAGATGTCTGTGGCTTTTAGTATTTTAACAACTGAAAACAGCTATTCTTTTGAGTTAAAACAAGGAAGTACATTACTCTATAGAGGTAAAGGTTATTGTACTTCTCAAACAGATAATACAACAGACCATACATTAAACAGTAATAAGTATAACCAGTATGTTGGTACTGATACGGATGACCAAAAATATATTGTAATATGAACAAAGTAAAAGTAATAAATTTAGCAGGGTATGAAGTACCAAGCATAAAAGAATCTACCAGATATGATTGGGTAGAATACGGTGACGACAATAACTATTTTGGTGACATTATAGATAGATATACAGGAAGTCCTACAAACTCAAGATGTATTAATGGTATTACTGATCTTATTTATGGTAGAGGATTAAACGCAACAGATTCAGAAGATAATCCTGTTCAGTTTGGTCAAATGCAACAAATATTAAAAGATGTAGATGTAAGAAGAATAGCAGGAGATTTAAAATTATTAGGACAGGCATCTATTCAAGTTGTATATAATAAAAGGAAAACAAAGATAATGCAGCTTAAGCATTTTCCTACTGAAACACTTAGAGCTGAAAAAGCAAAAGATGGTAAAATAACAGGATATTATTATCATCCTAAATGGAAAGATATAAAACCTGCAGACAAGCCTAAAAGAATACCAGCATTTAAGCACGGTAGAAAAAGTGAAACTGTAGAGATTTATATGATAAAGCCATATAGAGCTGGTTTTTATTATTATTCACCTGTAGATTATCAAGGATGTTTACAGTATTGTAATTTAGAGGAAGAAGTATCAAACTATCACATTAATAATATACAAAATGGTTTACAGCCATCATTGTTATTAAACTTTAATAATGGTATTCCAGGTGATGAAGCACAGGAGATGATTGAACGCAAGATATATGAGAAGTTTAGTGGATCATCAAACGCAGGTAGATTTATCTTAGCATTTAACGATAATGCAGAGAATCAATCTACAGTAGAGCCAATACATTTACCAGATGCTCACGCACAATATGACTTTTTAGCTAAAGAATCAAGAGAGAAGATAATGATTGGTCACGGTGTTGTATCTCCAATATTACTTGGTATTAAAGATAATACTGGTTTTGGTAATAATGC